AATATGAAGAGTATGTTTATAAGATAAAGGACTCGTATGATAGTATGGCACATCTTGGTGGTCAGGAGAGTATAAACCTAGTGCCATCAAATCAGATTGAATTATCTGAATATCCATCTAGAATAATGTCAATTCTATTGGATCATGAGACTTGGTATAATGAACCAGGGATTGCATCACCAAATCCAGAAGATGGATCAGAATCACCAACTCCATTTGCAGATTGGCAGAAGTTTTATGCAGCACAATCTTTAGCTAGATATCAGTTACTTAAGAATCAACTATGTACTATAGTAATTCCAGGAAATTCTGAAATTTGTGCTGGCGATAAGATTGATATTAGATTGCAGAATAAACTACCAAATGTTGATGCAAAGAAAGAACCATATGATCCAGAATCTAGTGGAGTTTATTTGATTCAAGAAGTAACACATACTTATGATACTACTGTAGGAACAAATGGTAGATTTCTAACAACTCTTCGTCTAATGAGAGACTCCTTTGGACAAAAAGATAAACCATCAAAACATGGCACTAAATAATGTATACGGAGGTAACTAAAAATGGAAAATATTGAAGCACATATTGAAAAGGACAAAAAGATTCTAGAAGACCCCACTATTTCTCCTCAGCAGCGTCGTCATATTGAGGGAGAACTAGTAGAACTTGAGAGTTATCATGAAAATCATCCAGAGGATACTCATGACCCCACTCCACTTGAACTTTTTTGTGATATGAACCCAGATGCACTTGAATGTAGAGTATATGAAGACTGAGTGATATGGACCAGTTATTATCTCAACTAATTCCAACTCAACGTATTGGAAATGATGGATTCAATTGGTGGGTAGGTCAAGTAGAAGGAACTGCTAGAGACGAAAAAAACAACAAAGGTGGTTATCGTTTCAAAGTAAGAATTGTTGGAGATCATCCTGGCAATCCAGAAGTTCTTTCTACTGCAGATTTACCATGGGCAAATGTAATGATGCCCGTTACAGTTCCATTCATTCCAGGAAACTCTGGTGGGGCACATCCACAATTAGAGATAGGATGTTGGGTAGTTGGATTTTATTTGGATAATGACAGACAAAAACCCATCATTATGGGTTCCATCGGTCAAACTCCAGGTGCAACTAAAGTATTTGTAGAAAGAACACCTGACACTCTTCCATTTGTTACTGCAGTTGCAAACGTAAATGTTGCAACAGATGGAGAACCATTACAAGAAGGTACAGAAAGCAATACTGCAACAGGTGGTCTTTCTGATGGAAGCACCAATGGAGATGGAAAGGAAAGAGTAAATACTCCATCTAGAAAAATCAGATCTATTAAAGATGAGGAATGGTGTCAATCTGTTGCTGAAAAATGCGACGAACCAGATATCAAGTCTCAACTGACCTTTATCATAGGTCAATTCTTAGCAGAAGTACAGAATAACGGCGGTAATATCGGCACATTTTTAGTAAATGAAGCTACTGGAAAACTTGATGAGGCAGTAGGTGTTGCTAGAAAGTACATAAACAAGGCATTACTAGTAGTAAGTGAATTTGTCGCTAGAGTAAAAGGTTTCATAATTGAGAAACTTACTGCTGGAGTCAAAGATCTTATAAATGCTTTGTTATATCCTTCTGAAGATGGCAATTCACTAACGCCAGTAACTGAGTTTTTCAATAAGCAGTTGAAAGATCTTGGATGTCAAATGGCAGATATTGGTGATCGTCTTGCAGAATGGTTGACAAACGTTTTGATGAGTTACGTGGAGCAAGTGTATAGTGCAGTTGCTTGTCAGATTGACTCTCTTGTAAATGCTATTCTGTCAAAGTTAAATTCTTTGATGGAAGAAGTATTGGGATCAGTTCTAGGACCACTAGAAGCGATTTTGGGAGTTGTTGCTGGACCACTAAATCTTATTGGCGGAGCAGTAAACTTTGTCCTAAAACTCCTAGGAATAACCTGCTCTGGACCTAATAACGAGTGCTCTAAGTATAAGCAGGTATGCGTCAACGGAGAAGAAAAGAAAAAGGAAAAAGATAAAGATTTCTTAGATGATTTGCTAGGAAGTATTGATAACTTATTCCCAGCAACGGGAGCAGATTATACTCAATATAATTGTGCAGACGCATATAAAGGAAATAGTCTTTCAATTACAACAGTAGGATTTACTGGCGGTGTTCCAAAGAACAAGAAAGAAAAGAGAATTATCTATAGTGTTGCTGATATCTTAGTAGAAGAAGGAAAAGATGCAGAATTTGTTGTTACTCGTTCTGGATACACCGAAGTTTCTTCTTCAGTATCGTATTTTACTCTTCCAGGAACTGCTACAGAAGATGTAGATTATTTGCCAGAAAAAGATATTCTTGGATTTGCTCCAGGAGAAACAGAGAAGACGATAACTATTAAAACTTTTTACTCTGCAGAAGCAGAAGGTAGTGAAAACTTCTTTATTGTGCTGAAGAAGAATACTCCAGGTAAAGGAAGTAAAGTCAAGTCATCTTTTGAAAACAATACTGCTAGATGCACTATTGTGGAAAGAAACATCACGGAACGTGGAAATGCATATCCAATAAAACCAGTAAATCCATTTGATCAGATTGCCAATACATTCCCATTAGATGAATTTGATATTCCTTCAGATCCTCCTGTAGAAATAGATCCAACAACTGGAGAACCAATAGAAGGAACTGCAGGATCAACTGTTGAGAGATATAAAGTTACCCCAGATAAATCTTCGGTAACAGAAGGGGAGTTTATTGTATATACCATCACTACTCAAAATGTAGAGAACGGAACTGTTCTCTATTACACTTTATCTGGTAATGGTATTACTCCAGATGACATTATTGGTTCTGAATTAACGGGATCAGTTGTTGTAACTTCTAATACTGCAAAGGTTACTGTTGGTATTGAAACTGATGATGTCGTTGAAACTCCAGAAGTGCTGAGATTTACTGTAAATGGAACAGGTGCTATTGCTGATGTCGTAATCTTGCCTGGCGAGACATTAGATCCAGAAGATTATGAAGAAGGAACTGGTGATTCTCCAGAAAATACATTTGAGGATTTTGTCCTACCTTCTGTAAATTCAGATGACGTTATCACAGATGATAATGGTGGTATCATACAAATCCCAATTAGTAATACTGGAGATCCTTGGTCAGAACCACCATTTGTCTTTGTTGGTGGAGAAGGTATTGGTGCAACAGCTACTGCTCTATTAGATGAAGATGGATTCCTTTCAGAGATTCGCATAAAGTCAAATGGTTATGGATATAAGAAAAATCTTGCTACCGACAAAAATGTCCGTTGTATTATTGACACATTTACTGTTATTAGACCTGGAGTAAGTTATTCCGAAGAACCAAAGGTATATGTAAATGGCGAACTTGGTATTGCACAAGCAACAATAAATGATGATGGATTTGTAATTGGAGCAAGAGTCTTGGATAGAACAAGAACATATGAAAGTTTCCCCGAGATTATTGTTGTAGGTGGCGGTGGATTTGGTGCAAAACTATTGCCATCTTTGGTCTGCCTAGATACTCAAGAACTTACTACAATTGGTTCCACTAAGATTGGAACTGGTCGCTACGTTGATTGCCCATAATGCCACACGAATATCCCGCTACAACATATCCTACAGGCGTTGCTAGTCCATCAACACCTGATGAAACACAAGAACTTTCAAAGGGACCAAGATTTCAAACTTGGTACAAAGGATCTCTTACTAGATCTGAGATTTATGAGAGGATGTTTCCTGATGGTGAAACATCTGCTCTGAGGATTGATGGTCCATCTGAAGGAGCAATTGTTCTCAATAGTGTTGGTGCTGTAAAGATAATTACTGGTAAAAAGTCCAAAGAACTTGGTGCTGGTAGTGGAAAACTTTGCATTCATAGTTGGGGTCAGCAGCAACTGCATGAGAATAAGTCATGCATAGAGTATAACGCAGGTGAGGGAGAAAAGGAAGCCCTAAATGTAATTGCATATGGTGATTATGTAGAACAATCTGTTGGTGGCACTAGATACATCAAGGCACAGAAGATTGTGATTGAAGCAACAGAAGAACTGCTATTGGTTGGAAAGAATCAAGTAACTATTCAGGCAGGATCTAATGGTGGTGGTAGCATCAATATGGTTGCTGGTCAAATCACCAAAGCTACTAATAACGAGAAAGAGATTATTACAGGACAAAAACTTACTTTTGGTGTTTCTGAAAGTACAACAGTTCAATTTGATCCCAGATCATCCACAAATACTGTTTCTACAGGACATATGAATCATAAGTTCTTAGGAGATGTTAAACAGTATATTACTGGCGTAGAGCAACGTATTATTGGTGGGGCAACAGTCGCTGTTCCACTCGTAAAAGCAAGAGATACTTCATATAGTGTGAATACTGTTATCGGTGGTGCATCCATCAAAGCGGCAGATACAGTCAATATTACCTCTGGTGCCACGACAAATATCACTTCTGCTGGTGTTATCAACGTAATTGGTGTTGGTAATGTCAATATCAAGGGTGCATTAATTCTACTTAACTGATTCATCAGCAATCCAAATCAAAAAGTGGCACAAGGGGGGTTGCTTTTTCGGAAGATCTCTGCTAAATTACTTGTATAGCAAATGAGGGAATGCCTCAATTACTCGCACAACCCCATGTGCTATAATGTTCAAGCGGTTGGGTAACCAACCCTCCATCTGCGGGTAATCACTCCGCAAGCAAAATCTACGAGGTATTTCAAATGATCAAATCTGTTTTCGCAGCAACTGCTGCTCTCTCCATGTCCGCTGGCGCTGCGTTCGCAGGTCCATATGTTAACGTTGAGAACAACGCTGGTTTTACTGGCAGCGACTTCAACGGTAGCGTAACTGATTTCCATGTCGGTTACAGCGGTGAAGCAGGTGCTCTTGGTTACTACATCCAAGGCGGTCCTTCTCTGGTAGCAATTGATGGTGCTGACACCGAGACTGGTTTCTCTGGTAAAGTCGGTGGTAGCGTTGCTGCAACTGAGTCGCTAAGCATCTATGGTGAAGTCTCCATGTCTACTGCTGGTCCTGGTGACAACGGTTATGGTACAAAAGCTGGTGTAACCTGGCACTTCTGATACAAAATTAAATAATTTCAAAGGGGGTCGCAAGACCCCCTTTTTTTGTATCTAAATAAACTCAAAGGCGTGAGAGGTTTTATGCTGTCTACAAACTATAGACTCCGTATGGAGTTTATTTGCGAACGTATCTCCAAAAGAGAGGAAGTTAAACTTGAGGATATGATCTGGGCAGAGAAGCTCGCTAAGACGCATAGAAGCGCTGGTACGATGCTTAGACAGGCACGTAGGCGTGCATCTAACCCAGAGATGCAGGAGGGCAGCCTAGACGATTTTATGAATGCCTTAGACCTAGGTGATCCAGACCCGTCAAATCACAAAACAAATTTTGATAGTGCTGATGACATAGTGGATTGGTTTACTAGGGATAAACCTGAGGACTGGAGACAACATGACTAGTATTAGAAAAAAGAAAGAAAAGGATTCAGATCACAAATTCTTTTTATATGTGTTCTTTTTCCACTTATACAGTTCAATCTTGAATTTGTTCAAACATCATGATTGACAAAACCTCAGAAACTCAGTAGAATAACTATGTCCGAGTTTCAGAGAAGTAATGGCTTTAGGAAAACAAGTAGAAGAGAGCCTTAAAGAAGCAGAGGCTAATTTGCGTAATGCACTTGCCTTTGCAGCCCGACAAGAACGACCATGTGTTTGTAACTCAATTGCTAAGTTGATTACAGATATTGATCGTATTGGTTCATTTGATGGTATACTAGATAAACTTGAGGAGATGAGTAATGAAAAAAACGTATAAGCGTATTGACAGCAAGGGTCACGAAGAAATTTGGGAATGGAATGAGACACCTGAGCTCAAAGCATTCATCAAGCAACAGTCAATTACAAATCTGTCCACACCCCCTGTGCGACCAACATAAAGTGTGCTATAATTACTAGGTACTGAGGCAAAGACAAATGCCTCTTTTTCGGGAGTATAGCTTAACTGGTCAGAGCGGCCGCCTTATAAGCGGTGTCTTGTCTGGGTTCAATCCCCAGTATTCCCATTGCTGATATAGGCATCACCAGACGGTGCCTAGTAAGTCCTATATTAGCATTCGCTCGTCTAGCAATCTGTCGAATGCAGCGTTCTCATAAAGCGCCGAAGAGGGGTTAGATTCCCCTGACGAGCACCTAAGCGAGTATGGTGGAATCGGTAGACACACCAGACTTAAAATCTGTTGGGCACTACGCCCGTGGGAGTTCAAGTCTCCCTACTCGCACTATACATTTATCACTAAAAATATTTTTTAAAAATTCCAAATGAAATCTGATTTTTTTATTGATAAAGTTGGTAAGAATGAGATCAAAGATCTTTTATATACTTACCATTATCTCAAAGACGAATCAAAAGATTTTAAATCTGGTTTCAATTATGGACTTTATAAAAAACCTGATTGGGAGTGTCCTCTCAGAATTGGTGGATCCCTTGGTGCTTGTATTTTTACTGGTCTTCCAGTTCCAGAAATTGCCAAAGGAGCATTTGGATTAGAAAGAAATCAACAAGAAGGTTTATTTGAACTTTCTCGTCTTTGTATTCATCCAGATATTCAGAAACAAGAATATAACATAACCTCTTGGTTTGTCAGTCGTTGCATCAAAAGACTTCGTAAGGATGTAAATGTTCGTGCCATTCTCAGTTATGCTGACTCTAATCACCACTCTGGAGTTATCTACAGAGCTTGTAATTTTACTTACTATGGACTAACAGATCGTAAGAAAGACTTTTATTATGCTGATGGAACAAAGCATTCCAGAGGTCCTGTAAAAGGCGTTGAAGGCGAATGGAGAGATAGAAGTAGAAAACATAGATATCTGATGGTATTTGACAAAGAACTGAAAAAACGCTTGACTTGGCAACCTCAATCATGGTAAAATATACCAGTTAGTAAGAGTTCAAGTATTCCTGTGTAAATAGTATTATCAGGAAGTTCTGACAAAGTATGTAAATGACAAAATTCAAGTATACAATCAGCAGAAAACATGTCTTCGTTGATAATGAACCTGTATTGATGTACTATATTGAAAATATACCATTTGCATTTGATATATTGGAAGATGATGAGAAGCAAGACAAGTGGATCTTGTCTGAAGCTGCACTAAATCCAGAATATACTATGGATGATATCTTTCGGTTCTCAGATTACTTGATTGCAGAAGAGTGTCATCCTGTATTATTTGAATTAGATCTTGTGAATCCTGAAGTGTTGCCAGATGAACCAGTTTCTTGATTATTTGATTGGCGATTTTAATAACAGACGACAATCATTCTCTCATCCAACTAGATATGCTTATATTCGCATACTACATCGGAAAATTTCCGATCATCTAGTGTATGGTGAACAAGCATATGCCTATAAAGATGTCAGACCTTATAGGCAATTTGTTCTACGACCAGTTCAAGAAGAGGATAGCATACGAGTTATAAATTATGATATCAAAGATCCTCTGAGATTTGTTCGTGCTCAAAATCTAAATCTAATTACAGAGGAAGACTTGATTCTTCGTAAAGGATGTGATACAATCTTTACTTATAAAGATGATGTATATTATGGTAGTCTTGACGGTTGCGAATGTTTAGTTGATTGGAGAGGTGAAGAGACTTATCTACAAAACAAAGTGGAGTTGGGTATCAACTATTATAATGTGTATGATAAGGGTATTTGCTCCAAAACCCATGTTCAAATATGGGGATCTAAACATGGTTATTTTCAATTTGTAAAACAATAATATGTTCTGGGTAGATTATCAGCGAGTGTTATTTGATCATCTTGACTTGAATCAAGAAGACTATAAGTATCACATTCAAAACGAGACACACCTGCACTCTAGAGTTTATACTGGAGAGCATATTCTCAAGTCTCGTGAAACTTATATTGACAATAACAAGTCATTCATCTATAATAACATCATCTACCCAAAGACGGGATCTAATCTTCCATGTTTCGGAATAGATCTTATGGCATTCATGGAAAAGAAAGTCATTATTGTATTTGACTTTCAACATCCAAGAGAACATTATGAATACCATCATCCTATGATTGATAGTAATATGAGTGAATATCTAGACATTACAAAAGACATTCGCTTTTTTGAAGCAGGGAATCATTTCTCTCGTTATGTCTACGTGAAAAAATGCCATATGGATGAGGTTGGTAGTTACTTGACAGACTTTGAAAAGTATGTTAAAGTGTATGCTGACCTCTTAGAATTCACTTCTCCAACGGGATCTAACGAAACCGAGTATTGTACTTTTGATCAATACATGCTAAAATTAGATCCTGTTAGTGGATTCATGCAGTCTAACTTTGGAAAAGAATTTGCTGAAGATTATGTTCACAATTTTCTTTTCCCGTATGCCCCTGTAGCATAGTGGTAATGCAGTCGCCTTGTAAGCGAAAGACCGCAAGTTCAAATCTTGTCGGGGGCTTTGATAGGCGTTGTCTATCATACGGGTCGGGATCATCATATCCGACCCACCTGGGGAATTAGCTCAGTCTGGTAGAGTGCTTGCTTTGCACGCAAGATGTCAGGAGTTCGAGTCTCCTATTCTCCATTCCCGAATAGGGAACAAATTGGGGTGTAGCTCAGCGGTAGTAGCGGGAAGCTGTTAACTTCTAGGTCGCAGGTTCGATCCCTGCCGCCCCAGTTTTGGTATAAATAAAAAAAGTTATACCAAATAAAATGGAAACAAGAACTTACGCAGAAAGAAAAGCAAAAAATCCTGAATGGGCAAAGAAAATGGCAGATCGTGTATCTGCTACCCGTAGGAAAAATGTTGCTATTCTAAAGGAAGAAGCAGGAAACTGTTGTTCTAAATGTGGATATAACAAATGTATTGCAGCATTAGAATTTCACCATCCTGATCCTTCAGTAAAAGAAAGCAAAGTTATTGGTTCCACTGCTTCTCTTGAAAAACAAAGAGTAGAAGCAAACAAATGTGTTTTACTCTGCGCTAATTGTCACAGAGAAGCACATTGGAATAAAGGGTAGATGTCCGAGTGGTTAAAGGAGGCGGACTGTAAATCCGCTGGCTCTGCCTACGTTGGTTCAAATCCAACTCTACCCATTTTGGAGGTTGTATGAATATTCGTGGTGATTGCACTTGGAAAGAGCAATTTGATTACATCTTTTTGTGTATTAGAGAATCAATCAAGATTGCCATATCCTAAGATATAAATACTCTGAGATAAGAAAAATTCAGGGTTCTAGTAATTATGGCTCTTACAAGACTTGATAATCTGTATTCAAGTAAGACAGGAAAATATCTTTATGTTTCACCTGATGATTTTAATGCAACAGACGAACTTGATAATAGAGGTAATTCTCCACTAAGACCATTCAAGACAATTCAAAGGGCGTTTATTGAAGTTGCTAGATATTCATACGTTCCAGGTAGTGTAGATAGATTTGACCAGTTTAGCATCATGTTGATGCCTGGTAACCACTATATTGATAACCGTCCTGGTCTAGTAGACACAAGTCTATCTCCAGAATTTTCATTTGATCAATCAAATAATGAATGGACAGACAACTCCATTCTAGATCTTAGTAATTCAGACAACGTTTTATATAAATTCAACGCAAAAACTGGTGGAGCTATTGTTCCTAGAGGTTGTTCACTCGTAGGTTATGACCTTCGTAGAACTATTATTCGTCCTCTATATGTTCCAGATCCAGTAGACAAAGATGTTGAGAGAACATCTATCTTCAATCTAACTGGTGGTTGCTATCTATGGCAGTTTACCATCAAAGACGGAGATCTAACAGAAAATTCTCCTCTATTTAATAGTACTGATAATGTAGGTAAAGTCTACACTCAACCAGAAGGAACTTCTGCGAGTCTTAAGACTCCTGAGTTCTCTCACCACAAAATCTGCATCATGGAGTATGCAGAGAATCAAGAACTTGATCTTTACTATGAGAAGATTGGTAAGGCATTCAGTCAATTCCAACCAACGATTGATGATGCTGGCGAACTAGATCCTCTTGTACAAGAGAATAGAATTGTTGGACCTCTATCTGACAGCAGAACTATTGATAGTCTAAGAATTGATGATATCGGTGGATCTCAATCTAGAGTCACAATTACTACTAAGATTGACCATGGATATTTTGAAGGTCAGTCAGTTGCAGTTCTAAACACAGAACTGGATGAAGAACTGAATGGAACCTTTAGAATTTCTATTGATAGCAACAACGCTAAAGTATTCACTTATACTTTAGATGTTGTATCTGCAAGTCTGGGTCTTGTTTCTGGGGATACTTACACTACCAGCACAATTCCTAATGCACTTGGTGCTAGTGCAATTTCTCTTGCTGAAATTGACTCTGTTGAGTCTGCATCTCCATACGTATTCAACTGCTCCATTAGATCTACTTGGGGTCAGTGTGGCATGTGGGCAAACGGATCCAAGGCAACTGGTTTCCGTTCCATGGTTGTTGCTCAGTACACGGGTGTTTCGCTGCAGAAAGATGACCGTGCTTTCATTCGTTACGATAGATTTACCAACACATGGAATCAAGCATCTTCTGTAGATGCATTTGCTACGGTTCCTTATCACACCAAGGGTGATGCATACTGGAAGGATGATTGGAGAAACTTCCACATTCGTGCTTCTGATGATGCTTTTATCCAGTGCGTTTCGGTCTTTGCTGTTGGATTCTTTGATCACTTCTTGATGGAATCTGGTGGTGATATGTCTATCACCAACTCTAACTCCAACTTCGGTAACACTTCACTACATGCTATTGGACACAAAGGATTTGCGTTCAACCAAGACAAGGGTGGATATATTACTGACATCATTCCACCTAAAGTTGTAAACGATTCTAGAGCAACCTCAGAGAAGATTCAGTACTATACATTTGATATTCTTCAGTCAAATGATATTGCTAATAATACCAGCATCTATCTTGGTTCTGATACTGCAACAAATCCAGAAGATACTCCTGCAGTTACGATTAGTGGATATAGAATTGGTGCAAGAGCAAATGAGAAAGTCTATGTAAAACTTGATCCAATTACTCCTGGTGGTAATACAGAGTTTAATGCTACTCTATCCCCAAGTGGATTCAAGAGATATAGCACATCACTTTCTACACTAAATCCACCAACAATTAGCAATTTCCTTGATAACTATGCACAGGATGCTGCTAATCAAATCAATAACAATAAGCAGTTCATTCAGAATGAGGCTTATGCATATATCATCAATAAGTATCCTACA